TTCCGCATTGACGTTGCTGCCGATAGTTTGGTGCAGTTGGATGAAGCGCAAATGAAGCAGGATCGCGTTGAGTTTATTACCGCGTTTGGCGGGTTCTTGCGTGAGGCGCTGCCAGTGGCACAAGCATCGCCCGAAATCACGCCGATGCTGATCGAAGTGATGAAGTTTGGCGTTTCGGCGTTTAAACAATCCAAACCGATTGAAGGCGCGCTAGACGCGGCGCTTGATCAGTTGAAGGAAAAGCAACAGCAAGCCGCGATGAACCCGCAACCCAAACCCGATCCGGAAATGATGAAGCTACAGGCGCAGCAGCAATCCGATCAAATGCGCGTGCAGGCAGATGTGCAAGCAGCACAGGCAAAAGCGCAGATGGAAGCGCAACTGGCACAAGCAAAGATGCAGGCCGATGCTGCGATGAAGCAAATGGAATTGGACGCAGAGGCGCGGTTAGAGGCGCAAAAGCAACAGTTCGAAGCGCAGATGGCAGCGGAAAAACTTGCACGCGAAGAAGAATTTCAGCGTTGGAAAACGGAACTCGAAGCCGCGACAAAAGTCACGGTGGCGCGGATTTCGTCAAATCCGGGCGTGGATATACCGCTTGTCGAGGCCGCTACCGCAAGCGCCGAGCGCATGACACAGGAGCTTGGTGCGGGCGTGCAGAGTGCGCTAGAAGGCGTGGAAATGCTTCACAGGGGCATGGCTGACACCGCGCAGAAAATGGAAACGATGATGCAAGTGATGTCAGCGCCGAAACGGATTATCCGTGGGCCTGATGGCAAAGCAATCGGTGTTGAAATACAAGCCCAATAATGAATGGTGGATGGGATACAGGCACTTGGGATTCGGCAACGTGGGATTACGTTCCCACGCTTATCGATCTTGACACGCACGATGGTGACAAGCTACGCGACCGCTTTAAGCGGGAAGCCGAAAACCGCGAAGCGAAGCGCCGCGAGCTTATTGCTGTTTACGAACGCATCGTCGAGGGCAAAGAAGATGTGCCCGAAATCGTCGAGCCGTTGCGCGAACACGGCATCACTAGCAAAGCCGAAATCCTTACAGGCACCACGTTTGACTATGACGCAATCATCTCGCAACTGCACGCAGCACAGCAGGTGTGGGATAAACACATTGAAGCCGATGACGAGGACGTACTCTTACTGCTATGACTAGACGATCTTGGGTTTACATCAATGGCGAGGCGATTGAAAAGGGCGATTACACGCCTGAATCAGCCGCGCATTATGTGATGAACGACATCCAACCGTATCAATCAATGATTGACGGTTCGATGATTACAAGCCGCAGCCGCCACCGCGAGCATTTGCAGGCACATGGCTGTATTGAAGTTGGCAACGAAAAGATGCAAAACAGTGCGCCCGCGCCTGTTGAGAATCAACGGCGCGACATTTTGCGCCAGCAGGTAGGCAACATGACGCACAAAGAAGCAAACAGAATTCTTAGCAAATTGCGCGATGATGCGCGTTTTACCCGCCGTTAAACCCCCACAGGGAGCAACAAATGTCTGAGATCACACAAGCCGATTCTGAAACACGCCGCGACCTTTTGACCGAGCAGTTTGAGTTAATTGAAAACGAAGCATCCGCAGAACCCACGCCTGCGCCTGCAAAGGCAGAGGCGGTAGAAGAAGCGCCCGCAGCCGAGACAAAGCCCAGTGCGCGCGTGCGCGACGAATCAGGCAAGTTTGTATCAAAGAACGCGCAGCCCGCCGAAGAACCTGCGGTTGAGGAAGTGGAAGAACCGCCAGTGTGGAAGCGTCCACCTGCGTCGTGGAAAAAGGACTATCACGAAGCGTGGTCAAGCGCCGATCCGCGCCTGCAAGAATACGCATGGCAGCGCGAAGAACAAATGAAGGCTGGCGTTCAGCCATTGCTAGAAAAGGCTAAATTTGCCGATCAGATTCAAGAAGTTGTGCAGCCATATATGCAAACGATTCAAGGCTTGGGTATTGACGCGCCGCAGGCGGTCAAGGCGTTAATGGAAGCCGACCATGCGTTGCGCTACAGCGACCCCAACCAAAAACGCGCGTTGTTCGCTCGACTTGCACAGCAATATGGCGTAGATTTGTCGGGCGTAACAGAAATTCAGCAGCAACAAATGCCTGCCGATCCCAATGTTTCGGCACTTCAGCACGAATTGAACAGAATTCGTGGCGAGGTGATGAGTTGGCGGGAACAGCAGGAGCAAGAAAAGAATGCTCAACTTTTGACGGAAATTAACCATTTTTCACAAAAGGCAGAGCATTTTGAAGCAGCACGTCCCACGATGATCCAACTCCTACAGAGTGGTGTCGCGCAGACGTTAGATGATGCGTATGAAAAAGCAATTCGTCTCGATCCGGAGCTTTTTGAAAGCGTTCAAGCAAGCACACAAGCCAAGCTAGACGCGCAGAAAAGGGCTGTCGCTGATAAAGCGGCAAAAACGGCGCGAGCAGCAGCAGTGAGCGTGCGTAGTTCCGCACCCGGAGCGCCCCCCGCCACTAAAGCACAAGACCGACGGACGTTGTTAGCCGAGCAGTTTGATGGCATAACAAGCCGACTTTGATTTACTAACTAGGAGATTGAAAAATGGCATTCGCCAATAGTTCAATCAGCGACATCATCGCGACTAACATCCAATCGCGTAGCGGTGAGTTAGCTGATAACGTAACAAACAACAACGCTTTACTGCGTCGTTTGAAAGAGCGCGGCAACGTCAAGCCGTTTTCAGGCGGTAACGTAATCTTGCAAGAGATTATGTATAACGACAGCACAACGAACAACACCAACAGCTATTCCGGTTACGAAGTGTTGAACGTGTCGCAAAACAGCCCAATTTCGGCTGCCCAGTTTTCGATCACCCAATACGCGTCGGCAGTGTCGATCAGCGGTTTGGAAATGATTCAGAACAGCGGCAAAGAGGCGATCATTGACCTGCTTGACGGTCGTATGAACGTTGCCGAAGCGCAATTGGCTAACCGTATCGGTTCGGACATCTATTTGGATGGAACCGGCAACGCTGGTAAAAACATCACCGGTTTGGGCGCTGCTGTGCCTGATACGCCTACTTCGGGCACATACGGTGGTATTGATCGCTCCGCGTGGACGTTTTGGCGTTCCGTGTCGTATTCGGGCGTGACCAACGGCGGTGCGGCTGTCACTGCGTCCAACATCCAGCAATACATGGATGCAGTTGCCGTTCAACTGATTCGTGGTACGGATAAACCTGACCTGATCGTTGCCGACAACAACTACTATCGCTTGTACCTGCAATCGTTGCAGTCGATTCAGCGTATTACCGATAGTGGTTCGTCAATGGCTGGCGCGGGCTTTGCCTCGCTGAAGTATTTCGGCGCTGGTATGGCATCCGACGTTGTGCTAGACGGTGGTATCGGTTCAGCCGCTACTGCTAACCACATGTGGTTCCTCAACACGAAATACATGATGTTCCGTCCCCATGCGGATCGTAATTTCGTGCCAATCGGTGGCGAACGCCAAGCGGTCAACCAAGACGCTATCGTGAAGCTAATTGGTTGGGCCGGTAACCTCACAAGCAGCGGCCCGCAGTTCTGCGGCGTGCTGATTGCTTAATAGGAGATCATAGAAAATGCCTACTTTTTCAGTTAGCAACACCGCTGGCGTAACCCTCACCAACGTTGACAGCACCTCGCAATTCACTACGGGTACTGTTGTCAATCTGTCGGATGGTGGTCAAGCCATTTATGTGCAAGCCCTGTCGGAAATCAGCACCTACGCTGCTGTCGCAATTTATGACACGCAAAAGGCGCAGATGATGACCACCACGCTCGCAGCAACTTGCAAGCGTATCGGCTTCGCGCAAACGTCCATCGCTTCGGGCTATTACGGTTGGGTGCAAATGGGTGGTAAGGTTTTGGTTAACCTTGCTGTTAATGCTGCCCCTAACGTGCCTCTCTACACCACTGCAACCGCTGGCGTGCTTGATGACGCTGTGGTGTCAGGCGGTGCCGTGTTTGGCCTGGTAGCCACGACATCAATCTCCAACGCGACTGCTGTGACCTGTATCGCAGGTTACCCGCATATCGCTTCGGGTATTGCTGGTACGTAAGATGCAAAAACTGGAAATCTCGGTTCAAGCCGCAGGCGAGCCTGCGGAACTCGCTCAAAATATCCGCGCGGCGTTGGATCGTGGTTTACCGGAGTTTACCCCTGCCCCCTGCCCGCACGATGGAACTATCGTGCTGGTGGGGAGTGGGCCTTCAGTGACAGAGTATTTTGACGAAATCAAAGCGCACAAAGAATCAGGTAAACCAATTTGCTCTATCAAGGGCACGCACGATTGGTTGTGCGAAAACGGATTAGAACCCGACTTGTGGGTTGATCTTGATCCGCGAGACAAGCGCAACGGTGTGCAGCGCAAAAACGATCACACCACTTATTTATTGGCCTCACGTTGCGACCCAGTCATGTTTGACCACTTGGCAGATAAAAAGATACTGCTGTGGAATAGTTGGTCGAGCGACGATGAAATGAAGGAAATTGGCACACGCCTAGCAGTTGGTGGCGGCACAACCAGTGGGTTGCGCGCAATCAATCTAGGCTATTTGTTGGGATTCCGTAAGTTCATTCTGTATGGCTACGATTCGTGCATCAAAGAAGATGGCACAAAACGCTTTTCGGGTGAAAAGGCAGGCCGCACGGTTGAAGTGATGGTGGGCGAGCCGCCACACAAACGCACATTTTTATGCAATATGGCAATGGCGCAACAGGCTAATGAGTTTCAGTTGGTTTATACTGTCATGCCTGACATCACATTGGATGTCAGAGGCGATGGTTTAATTGCTGAAATTATGAAAGTTAGGCGCGAATGGAAACTCGCGGCGTAAGTTTCATCCACAGAGGCGGGCCACGCATGGCATCCTATCGCCTGCGCGTGGCGATTCCTGCATCTGAGATCAAAAAACACGGTTATCGGTCGTTTATCAACGAAGGTGACGCGGATATTGTGGTTTTCTCCAAACCGCACGCTGATGACGTGGAAATCATCCAAAAAGTACGCGATTCGGGCGCAAAATCCGTTGTGGATTTGTGCGACGATCATTTTGACAAACCCATTTGGGGCGAAATCTACACAAAATGCGCCAAATTAGCGGATCGAGTGACTTGCGCGACCGAAGAAATGGCGCGCCGTATCTATACGCACACCAAAATTGACGCGCAGGTTGTGCCCGACACTTGGGAGCACGAAGCGCTAGTGCACGCCAATGGCGATAATTTCCTGTGGTTTGGGCATGAATCCAACATTAAGGAAATTTACAAGTATTTACCCATGCTAAAGGGCGTAAAACTGCGCCTATGCACCGGAAATAACAACGTGCTACCCACCTATATACCGTGGTCAGAAGATGCGCTAAAAGCCGAATTTGCGCTTGCTAACGTGGTTATTTTGCCTGTTTCTGATCCAAACACTTACAAAAGCGCAAATCGCTTGATTAGCGCGGTAATGGCTGGATGCTTTGTTGTCGCAGAAAATAGCCTAAATTACAGGGATTTTTGCGACTACGTTTATTTGGGTTCGCTCAAAGGCGGTATGCAATACACGCAAGCATTTAGCCATGAACTCAATGAATTGACGATTCGAGCGCAAGATTACATTGCATCCAAGTATTCACCCGAAAGGATCGGCGCGGCATGGGCGAGCGTATTCGACTCCATCTAGGTGCTGGTGATCACCACTGGCCTACTTGGACTAGCGTGGACATCGCTGGCGAACCTGACATCTTGTCAGATGTGCGCCGTTTAGAGATGGACAATAATTCGGTCGATGAGATTGCCGCCATTCATTTGTTTGAACACCTTGAGCGCGGTGACGTGGAAAACACGTTGCGCGAATGGCATCGCGTCTTACGCGATAATGGCAAACTAACGCTTGAGATGCCTTGTTTGGATAAAATTATCGGCTTGTGGAATCACGGACACCGCAGCGAAGGGATGATTGGACGCGCCCTATTTGGTATGTCTGAGCCTGCCGCAATGCAGCACAAATGGTGTTATTCAAAAGATGAAATTTCTGATTTATTAAAAACGGCAGGTTTTAGGGATGTGGAAGTAACCGACGCGCTGTTCCACGTTCCCAATCGAGATATGCGCGTTGTGGGGTATAAATGATTCGGCTTTTCTGCGGTTGGGATGAGCGCGAAGCCGCAGGGCTTGGCGTGTTTGTAAACTCAATTGTCTCGCGCGCATCTGAGCCGATTGCCATCCTGCCGCTGCATGGGCCGCAATCCACCGGCTCTAACGCCTTTACTTATAGCCGCTTTGCTATTCCCAAAATCTGTAATTACGACGGTTGGGCGATCTTTGCCGATGGTTCGGACATGGTTTGCTTGGATGACATAGCCAAACTGTGGGCGATGCGCGATGAAAAATTTGCCGTTCAAGTGGTCAAAAATGACTACAAAACGAATGGCACGGTTAAGTATATCGGCACCGACATGGAATCGCCCAACCTCGACTACCCACGCAAAAACTGGTCTAGCGTAATGTTGTGGAATTGTGGACACAAATCAAATAAAATAGAACTTGTCAACTCTGTCGTGTCACACCAGTTTTATTGGCTAAACGACGAGGAAGTCGGCGAATTGCCTGCCGAATGGAATTGGCTGTGCGATGAGTACGGCGCAAATGAAGAAGCAAAGATTTTGCACTGGACGCAAGGAATACCGGGTTTTAGGCACTACCAAAATGCTCCGATGGCTTACCAATGGCACAGAGAGCAGAAAAAAGCACATCGTGGCTTTCAACTTATTTAAAAGGAGCATTAAATGGCAATCCCCTCACGCGTTTTAGGCGCAGGCAACTCCCCTCTTTCGGCTTTATCCATTTGCGGCGATGGCGCAACTGGTTTGGTAGCCACTGGCTCGACCGCGACCGACGCGCTGCAATTGTCGGCGGTGTTCAACGCCATCACCACATCGTCTGCTTCGACTGGCGTGAAATTGCCACCGACCGAAGTTGGCGCAATGGTTGGCGTGTTTAATGGTTCGGGCCAAACAATCGTTGCCTACCCACCAACAGGCTCGACGATCAACGCCGCCGCTTCAAGCGTTAACATCACCAACGGCAAAGGCGTTTTATTCTTCGCCACTAGCGCAACGACTTGGGTATCGGTAACGACTGCCTAATATGCCGATCCCTTCGCGGGTTCTAGGTTCGGGAATCTCGCAACTATCAACCGTGTCTATTTGCGGTGATGGTCAAGATGACATTATTGCAGCAGGAACCACAAGAACCGACGCAACGCAACTGAAATATGTATTTAATTCGGTTGATACCGTTGCGTCGGGCACTGGCGTAAAACTGCCACCCACAGAGGCAGGCGCAGTAATTTACATTGTTAATTCGGGCGCAAGTACGCTAAAGGTGTATCCATACGAATCAACAACCACTATCAATCAATCGGCCTCATCAACAATTAGCAAAGATTACACAAGTATTTTTTTTGCTGTTACTAAGAGCATTTGGTACAGCATCAATGGCACCAAAACTTAATCCCCACAGGAGCAAGAGCAATGGACAGTGATATTCAGAACGCAGATTCACAATTACACGTTGAGTTTTATCATTTCAAGGATGAACCTTATAAGGGCGAACCGTTCGTTCGGATTATGATCCCCGGCGATAAAACCAGCATTGTTGAACAACGCGTGCGTGAGGATCACAAAGAGCGTTTTCCGCGTCAATGGCTGTATTTTCAAATGAAGCACGAAGAAGGCAAAAGTGCAATGATCGGCACGCCATTACGTTCGTGGCACGAAAATGCACCTGCCGATCTTACTTACAATCAATTGGAAGAATTGCAGATTCTCAAGTTTCAAACCGTTGAACAAGTAGCACTCGCATCCGACAGCCAAATGCAGCGTATTGGCATGGGTGGAGCAGGACTGCGCGAGCGCGCCCGCGTTTACTTGAACAACAAAAACCGTTCGGATAGCGCATCAGAACTTGAAGAAACCAAGCAAAAGTTAGCCGATTTGGAAGCTAAAATGGCTATGTTGCTTGAAGGCCAAGAACCGCAAAAGCGTGCGCCCGGACGTCCGAAAAAAACCGCAGATTTAGTCGAGGCAAGTTAGAAAATGTCCACAACTACGATGCTGGAGCTAGTCCAGCAAGTTACGAATGAGTTGGGGGTTTCAACGCCTTCAACCGTAACAGGCAACACAAACCAAGACGTAATACAGATTTTGGCTTTGATGAATGCTTTAGGTTACGAACTCTTGCGTCGTAGTCAGTGGAGAGAACTTACCAAGCAACACGCTTTTTATACCCAATATTTAACCACTACCGGCAACTGGACAACCGCAGCGCGTACCATTACCGGCATCCCAAGCACCGCTGGATTAGATACCACTTATCAAGCGGTCGGCACAGGTATCAACCAAAACACGTTTATCGTGTCGGTTGATTCGGGAACGCAAGTGACGTTATCGCAGGACTTTGCATCTGCGGGTGGCAGCAACGCCACTGTTTACTTCCAAAAGATGAAATATTCATTGCCAAGCGACTATGAGAGCTTGGTGCCGCGCACCATGTGGGATAAGTCAAAGCATTGGGAAATGCTTGGCCCCGAAGATGCACAGCAATGGGAATGGCTGTTATCGGGGTATATCTCAACTGGCCCGCGTATTCGTTGGCGCTTGTTGGGGGCGTATTTCCAAATTTGGCCCGGCAACAGCACCCCCGAATATCTTGGCTTTGAATACCGCAGCAAGGCGTGGGCTGCAAGTTCCACAGGCACAGCTAAAAATAGTTTTACTGCCGACACCGACACCTGCATTTATCCCGACCGCTTGATGGTCAATGGCACCAAACTCAAATACTTTGAGGCAAAGGGCTTTGACACCACCGCGATGTATCGCAACTACATCATGGAACTTGAGGCTGCAAAATCGCTAGATATGTCTTCTGCCAACTTGTCGTTTGCGCCGCGTCCTGGCACCGTGCTGATCGGTTACGACAACATACCGGATAGTGGTTATGGCGCGTCGAACTAGCGCCCAGCGCGCATTGGTGCAAGGCATGGCGGCGAACGTCGCTTCGCTGCCCGCACCTGTTGGCGGCTGGAACGCGCGAGATTCGCTTGCCAATATGGAAGCGACCGATGCTGTAACGCTTGAGAACTGGTTTCCAAACGTTTCTAGCGTCAATTTGCGCGGCGGTTATAGTCGCTTTGCCACTGGCATTTCGGGGCAAGTCCAAACGCTGATGACCTATTCTAGCGGCTCATCCAACAAGTTATTCGCTATCGCCAACGGTTCAATTTACAACGTCACGGCAGGTGGTGCGGTTGGTGCGGCTGTTGTCACTGGATTGACTAATTCCAAATGGGAATATGTAAACATCACAACCGCAGGCGGCAGTTATTTGGTTGCCGTAAACGGTGTGGATCAGGCGCTACTTTATAACGGCACAACTTGGTCAAATCCAAGCATTACAGGCGTTAGTTCCGCTGATTTTGACAATGTGACGCTGTTTAAGAACCGTTTGTGGTTTGTGCAGCACAACTCGCTCAAAGCGTGGTATTTGCCTGTCAATAGCATTGGCGGCGCAGCAGAAGCGTTTGATCTAACGTCGATTGCCAAGTTAGGCGGCAGCATTACGTCGTTTGGCGCGTGGACAATTGACGCTGGCTACGGTGTGGACGATAACCTAGTGTTTGTTACGTCTAACGGCGAGATCATCGTTTATCGCGGCACTGATCCATCTAGCGCCTCAACGTGGGCGTTGATTGGCGTGTGGCAGCTAGGCGCTCCAGTTGGACACCGCTGCATTCTTAAATGGGGCGGTGACATCCTCATTCTGTCGCTTGATGGTTTACTGCCACTTGCACAGGCGCTTCAATCGTCTCGCCTTGATCCGCGCGTGGCGCTATCAGACAAGATTCAAGGCGCGATTACAGAAGTCACAAGCACCTACCAAAACAACTTCGGCTGGCAGATTCTTTATTACGCCAAGCGCAACGCGTTATTTATCAACGTCCCCATCGCGGTCGGTCAGCAACAACAATTTGTGATGAACACTATCACAAAGGCATGGTGCAACTTTACAGGTTGGAACGCTAACTGTTGGACAATCTACAACGACGAACCCTATTTTGGCGGCAATGGTTTTGTTGGATTGGCGTGGGATGATAATTACATTGATAACACCAGCAACATTAACGCCAACGCGCTGCAAGCGTTCAATTACTACGGTTCTCGCGGCGTAAAAAAATACTTTACACGCGCACGCCCATCGCTATTTACCGACGGTGTGCCATCCACGTTTGTCGGCATGAACGTCGATTTCCAAATTGCCGACACAACCGCTGCGTTGTCGTTTGCGCCCAATCCCTACGCATTGTGGGATTCTGCGTTGTGGGATACCGGCGTTTGGGGTTCGGGCTTGACCATTACAAACAACTGGCAGGGAATTACAGGTATTGGCTATTGCGGTGCAACACAGTTAAAGACCAGCAGCAGTGGCATTCAAGTGGAATGGGCATCAACTGACATTGTGTATCAGACCGGATGGGCTGGCATATAGTGTACGGCACGGACATTGGCGAATGGGTTGCCAAGCGTGTGCAAGGCGGCTACGACGCTAATCGTTCGCAGGCAATTGGACTAAAAAAGGACGGCGAAATTGTGGCAGGCGTAATTTACGAAAACTGGAACAAGAAATCGATTTGGTGTCATATTGCAGTTGAAGGGCGCATGACACCGCGTTTTCTTGCCGTTATCTTTGATTATCCCTATAACACCGCGCAAGTTGATAAAATTATTGTGCCGGTTGGCAGCGACAATGAAGAAAGTACGCGCCTAGTGAAAAAGATGGGTTTCACCGAAGAAGGCAGAATTAAAGATGGTCGACCTGAAGGTGACATTGTTTTCTATACGATGGCACATGATGAGTGCCGATTTTTAACTGACAAATATAGCAGCAAAATAGGAGTACGACATCATGGGTAAAAGCGCACCAGCAGCGCCACCAACACCGGATTTAATTGGACAAGCAAAAGTTCAAGGCGAAGCAAACAAAGACACTGCTATTACGCAGGGTTACATCAATAACCCAAACATATATGGCCCAACTGGTTCTCAAACAGTTACGTTTGGCGCTAACAATCAACCCACGATTACGCAAAGTTTAACACCCGAAGCACAAAAAACATTTGAAGCACAGCAACGCGTTCAAAAAGCGTTAGCTATTTTGGGTGAAAAAGGTGTTAACACTGCACAAGATGTATTGGGGCAAGGATTCAAACCAACAGTCGGTGCATT